AAATTTAAAGATACAACCGTTGGACAACTATTGTTTGGCGCAGCGTCTGTAATAAACCCTACATTAGGTAGCGTATTACAAGGTGTTACTTCGCCAAAAGAAGCTATTGAAGCTATTTCAAAAGCCGATGTTCCAACAGATGATAAAATAAAATTACAACAAATAATCTACGAACAACAAAATAAAGAAATAGAAGCTATAACATCAAGGTGGGAAGCAGATTCTATGTCTGATTCTTGGATGTCAAAAAACGTACGTCCATTAGTTTTAGTATGGTGTATTGTTGTATTTTCTTTTGCAGGTATACTAGATAGTATAGAAACACTACCTTTTCATATAAATGAATTATGGAACGATACTTTTGAAAAAGTAATGATGTCTGTAGTTTTAGCATATTTTGGTGGACGAAGTAGTGAGAAAGTTACAAGCATATTCAAAAAGTAAAAGTAAGCATTAATAAGTAATAATAATCATAAGTAAAACAATTAACAACAATTAAAATTTAATCAAATGAGTAAAGATTTAAAAATTACAGACAAAGAGTTAGAAACAATTAAAGAACAACAACAAAAAATTCAAACAGTTGTTTATGACTTAGGAGCATTAGAAGCTAAGAAATTTGAAATTTCTGCAGCGTTAAAAGAGTTTAATGATGCTTTAAACGAAACTAAAAAAGAATTAGAAGAAAAGTACGGGCAAGTTAATATTAACTTACAAGACGGATCTTACGAGGAAATTGTACCTGAAGTAGAAGCTGAAGAAGTAAAGTAAAATGAACTCTATTATAAGGAAGATAAGTATAGGCGCGGACTATAAAAACGAAGCTATGCATTATTCTGTTGGACAATCAGTTTATGGTGGTCACACGATTAATAATATAACTTTAGACGAATCTGATAATTCTTATAATATATACATTAAAAAAAACGACGAGGTAATGCCGTGGAAGAAGTTTAATTCTAACATGGCTATCTCTGTTGAATACGATTTAGAGTATTAATGAACAGTGTATATGACTTTATTATATCTCCTAAAAACAAAAGATATAATAATGAGAAAAAAGTTGGTGATAAAACTTTAGTAGTAAATACTAACATTGAAGATCACAAGCTGGTTAGCAAAGAAGCAATTGTAGTTTCTGTGCCATTAGCATTTAAAACTATTTTAAAAGTTGGAGATGAAATAATGGTGCACCATAATATATTTAGAAGATGGTATGATGTTCGTGGTGAACAAAGAAACAGTGGTCAATATTTTAAAGAAGATTTATATTTTTGTAAACCAGATCAAATTTATCTATATAAAAAAGATAATAAATGGTTAGCTATTGGTCAAAGGTGTTTTATAAAACCTATAAAAGACATTGACAATTTAACGCTTGATATTGAACAAAAGCATATTGGTATATTAAAAATAGGTAATAGTTCATTAGAAGCGCTAGGAATCAACGAGGGAGATCTTGTAGGTTTTAGAGCTAACAGAGAATGGGAGTTTATCGTAGGTGATCAACGCCTTTATTGTATGAAATCAAATGATATTATTATAGAATATGAATACCAAGGAAACGAAAAAGAATATAATCCAAGCTGGGCACGTAGCTGTTGAAGAACTTATTAAAGTTGCTAAAGAAGCTATTGTAGATTCAGACGATGATATATCAGCTGACAGACTTAAAAATGCTGCTGCTACAAAAAAATTAGCTATATTCGATGCTTTTGAAATACTTAATCGTATTGAAGAAGAGAAGAGCTTATTAGAAGACAAACCTAAAGAAGTTAAAAAAGAAACTACGTTTCGTGGTTTTGCTGAAGGAAGATCTAAATAATGTATAAGCAAAATTTATATAAAATATTACCTGATCATATAAAACCTAAAATTCTTAAACGAATGAATAGGTATAAAAAATGGGAGTACGGATATAATATTGACCATGACATGGTTGTTATATCTAAGACTGGACAAATTGGAGAGATTTATGAAATACAAAATCTTAAAATAGCTTTACCTAAACAAAACAATGTTCATAAGTTTGAAGAAGACAAGTGGACTAGGTTTGATTACCCTAAAGTATTAAGTAAAATAAAAACAGTGTTTGACTGGAGAGAATATCCAGAGGACTTTAAAGAAAAATGGTATGACTACATTGATGAAGAATTTGCTCGTAGAGAAGAAGGTTTCTGGTACTTTAATAAAGGTATCCCTACTTACATTACTGGCACTCATTATATGTACTTGCAGTGGTCCAAGATTGATGTTGGGCAGCCAGATTTTAGAGAGGCCAACCGTCTCTTTTTCATATTCTGGGCCGCATGTGTTGCAGACACCAGGTGTTACGGTATGTCCTATCTCAAGAACAGACGTTCTGGCTTTTCGTTTATGGCATCCGGAGAGTGCGTTAACATGGCGACCATATCAACCGACGCACGTTTTGGGATTTTGTCCAAATCTGGCGCCGATGCTAAGAAGATGTTTACCGACAAGGTTGTACCAATATCCGTTAATTATCCATTCTTTTTCAAGCCTATCCAGGACGGAATGGACCGTCCAAAGACCGAGCTTGCCTACAGGGTACCAGCGTCCAAGTTCACAAGAAGAAGTATCGTCAAGACCAGCGATGAAGCCGGTGAAACCCTCTCGGGTTTGGACACCACAATCGACTGGAAGAACACGGGGGATAACGCCTACGATGGAGAGAAACTCAGGCTCCTCGTCCACGATGAGTCGGGGAAGTGGGAAAGGCCGAACAACATCCTCAACAACTGGCGTGTTACGAAAACCACCCTTAGACTAGGTTCTAGAATTATAGGTAAGTGTATGATGGGATCAACATCAAACTCTTTAGATAAAGGTGGTAGAAATTTTAAAAAATTATATGATGACTCAGACGTTACAAAAAGGAATGCCAACGGACAAACTCGTTCAGGACTCTATTCTTTGTTCATTCCTATGGAATGGAATTACGAGGGATACATTGATTCTTATGGCCACCCTGTCTTCAAAACACCATCAAAAAAAGTGTATGGACCTCATGGAACACCAATCAAAACTGGGGTTATTGAATACTGGGATAATGAAGTAGAAGGTCTTAAAGATGACCAAGATGGATTAAACGAATTTTACAGACAATTTCCTCGTACAACTAAACACGCGTTTAGAGATGAATCTAAAATGTCTTTATTTAATCTAACTAAAATTTATCAACAAATAGATTTTAATGAAGATTTAAAAAACTCTTTATCAGTTACGCAAGGCAATTTTCAATGGGAAAACGGAGAAAAAGATACTAGAGTTATATTTGCGCCAAGCAAACAAGGTAGGTTTTTTATAACATGGGTACCACCTTTACAGTTGCAAAACAAAAGATTTATAAAGAACGGAGTTAATTATCCTGGTAACGAGCATTGTGGCGCTTTTGGTTGTGATCCATATGATATATCAGGTACAGTTGACGGTAAAGGTTCTAATGGAGCTTTGCATGGGTTAACTAAGTTTAGCATGGAAGAAGTTCCACCAAATCATTTTTTCTTAGAATATATTGCTCGTCCACAAACAGCTGAAATATTTTTTGAAGATGTACTTATGGCTTGTGTGTTTTATGGTATGCCAATATTAGCAGAGAATAACAAACCTAGATTACTTTATTATTTTAAACGTAGAGGTTATAGAGGTTTTGCTATGAACAGACCTGATAAAAAAAGAAATAAACTATCTGTAACAGAAAGAGAAATAGGTGGTATACCTAATTCAAGTGAGGATATAAAACAAGCACATGCTTCTGCTATAGAAACTTATATAGAGCACTTTGTAGGATTAAAAGAAACAGGTTATGGAGACGTGTATTTTCAAAGAACTCTAGAAGATTGGGCTAAATTTAATATAAACAATAGAACAACACACGATGCGTCTATTAGTTCTGGCTTAGCTTTAATGGCCTGCAACAAACATAGGTATTTACCTGTTAATAAAATTGAATTAAAACCAGTTGATCTTGGAATAAAAAGATACGACAACAAAGGAACTTTATCAAAAATTATAAATTAATGAATATATATACTAATACCAATAGTGCTTTCCCTAGTCAAGTAGTGAGTGATGCTGAAAAAGCAAGTTTGGAATACGGAAGTCAAGTTGCTATGGCAATTGAGTACGAGTGGTTTCGCTCAGGAAGAACTACAGGTAATAGATATTTAACTAATTGGAATCAATTTCACCAATTGAGACTGTACGCTCGTGGAGAACAAAGCGTGCAAAAATACAAAGATGAGTTGTCCATAAATGGTGATTTGTCTTATCTTAATTTAGACTGGCAACCAGTACCTATATTATCTAAATTTGTTGATATAGTTGTCAATGGTATATCAAACAAAAGTTATGATATAAAAGCATATGCTCAAGATCCTGAGTCTGTAAAAGCTAGAACAGAATACGCTTCTAAAATACAAGAGGATATGTTAGCTAGAGAATATCTTGATTCTTTAAAGGATAGTCTAGGTATAAGTTTATATCAAAGTATGGATCCTACTAACTTACCTGAATCACCGGAAGAGTTAGAATTACACATGCAACTTAGTTATAAGCAATCAATTGAAATAGCAGAAGAAGAAGCTATATCATCTGTGTTAGCACAAAACAAATATGATTTAGTTAGACGTAGATTAAACATGGACTTAACGGTTTGTGGTATTGCTGCTGCTAAAACAAATTTTAATACTGCTGAAGGTATAACTGTTGATTATGTAGATCCTGCTTATTTAGTTTATTCTTACACGGAAGATCCAAACTTTGAAGATATATATTACGTTGGTGAAGTAAAGTCTATAACAATACCTGAGCTTAAAAAAGAGTTTCCAGATATTAGTCAAGAAGAATTAGAACGTATACAAAAAACTCCAGGCAATAGATCTTATGTTACAGGTTGGGGTGGTTATGATGAAAATACTGTTCAAGTAATGTACTTTGATTATAAAACATATTCTAATCAAGTATTTAAAATAAAACAAACTGATCAAGGTTTACAGAAAGCTTTAGAAAAAGACGATACATTTGATCCACCGGAAAACGATAGTTTTGAGAGAGTATCAAGATCTATTGAAGTACTATATAGTGGCGCGAAAGTTTTAGGTACTGATACAATGCTTAAATGGGAACTTGCAGAGAACATGTCAAGACCTTTAGCTGATACTACAAAAGTAGAAATGAATTATTCTATATGTGCGCCTAGAATATATAAAGGACGTATAGAATCACTTGTAAGTAAATGTATAGGTTTTGCTGATATGATTCAGCTAACACATTTAAAGTTACAACAGGTTATGTCTAAAATGGTACCAGATGGTGTTTATTTAGACATGGACGGTTTAGCAGAAGTTGATTTAGGTAACGGTACAAACTACAACCCTGCAGAAGCACTTAACATGTATTTCCAAACAGGTTCTATTGTTGGTAGATCACTTACTCAAGACGGTGACTTTAATCAAGGTAAAGTACCTATACAAGAATTAAGTAGCTCAAGTGGCCAAGGTAAAATACAAAGTTTAATACAAACTTATCAGTATTATTTACAAATGATACGTGACGTAACCGGGCTTAACGAAGCTAGAGATGGTAGCACACCAGATAAACAAACATTAGTAGGATTACAAAAAATTGCTGCAAATGCTTCAAACACTGCCACTAGGCATATAAAGCAAGCTAGCTTATATGTAACTTTAAGAATAGCAGAAAATATAGCTTTAAAAATAGCTGATGCTTTACAGTTTCCGCTTACGGCTGAATCTCTAGTAAACAATATATCTAACTATAATGTTAATACATTAACAGAAATAAGTAATTTAAATTTACATGATTTTGGTATATTCTTAGAATTAGAACCAGATGAAGAAGAACAACAGCAATTAGAACAAAACATACAAGTTGCTTTACAGCAAGGTGGTATTGATTTAGAAGATGCTATAGATTTAAGACAAATAAAAAATCTTAAACTAGCAAATCAAATGCTTAAAATTAAGCGTAAGAAAAAAGGTAGAGAAGAGCAACAAAACGCTATGCAGCAATCACAAGCTCAAGCAAATGCTCAAGCTGATGCTGCTGAAAAAATTGCAATGTCTGAAGTTCAAAAACAAGAAGCTATATCAGGTTCTAAGGTACAATTTGAACAAGCTAACAATCAAATGGAAATACAACGTATGCAAATTGCTGCTCAAATAAAGCAACAACAAATGCAATTACAACATAAGTTTGATATGCAGTTAAAGCAAATGGACATGAAAGCTACTAGTGAAAAAGAAGCTGAAATAGAAGATCGTAAAGATAAACGTATTAAATTAGAAGGTACGCAACAAAGTCAAATGATAGATCAAAGACAAAATGATTTATTACCAATAAATTTTGAAGAACAAGACGGAGCAGCAATGATGCCTAACGTCTAATTATTAATTATTTAATTATATTATATTATGTCAGAAGTAAAAACAAATGAACCTGTTAAACAGGAAGGTGACTTTAAAATAAAGTCTAAGCCTAAAAAACCTAAGCAACTAGGTGTTAAAGAACAAGAGATCAAAAAGGTTAATCTTAAAGAGCCATTAGTAGAAATACCAAATGATGTTGTTAAGGTTACAATACCTAACGAACCAGTTAAAAAAGAAACAGATGCCATTCAAATCGGAGAAACAAAGGAAGTACCTGTGGAAAAACCATCCGGAGATAGCACAGAGGTGGGAGAACCTGTACAAGAGTCCAACGAGGATGTTGAAGGGTTTTCTCCAATCAAAGAAGTAACTGAAGAAGAAGTAGAAAAAGTAACAAAAGAAGTTAAAGAAGCTGTAAGAGATGAAAAGGTATTAGGCAAAGCTTTACCTGAAAATATTGAAAAGCTAGTTACTTTTATGGAAGAGACTGGTGGAACCATAGAAGATTATACAAGACTTAACGCTGATTATTCAAGTGTTGATGAAAATACTTTACTAAAAGAATATTACAGAAAATCTAAACCTCATTTAAACAATGAAGAAATAGATTTTATAATGGAAGAAAGCTTCCATTTTGATACAGATCTTGACGAAGAGCGTGACGTCAAAAAGAAAAAACTCGCTAAAAAAGAAGAGGTTGCGAAAGCAAAAAACTTTTTAGAGGAAACGAAAAAGAAATATTACGACGAAATCAAGTTGAGACCCGGCGTAACTCAGGACCAACAAAAAGCTATGGACTTTTTTAACCGCTACAATGAACAGCAGAAACAAGCTGAGCAACAACATGATGTATTTCAAAAAAATACTAAAGAACTTTTTAATCAAGATTTCGAAGGTTTCGATATCAAAGTTGGTGAAAAAAGATTTAAGTATAATATAAAAGATGTAGATAAGGTTGCTGAAAATCAATCAAATATTAACAACCTGGTTAAGAAGTTCTTAGACAAAGATGGTAATGTTAATGACGCGGCTGGTTATCATAAAGCTATATACGCTGCTGATAATGTCGATAGAATCGCTACTCATTTTTATGAGCAAGGAAAAGCTGACGCAGTTAAAGACGTGGTTAATAAGTCTAAAAACTTATCACCTATAAAAGCTAGATCACAACAAGGTGATGTTTTTATAAACGGATTAAAAGTTAAAGCAATTTCTGGTGCTGATTCTTCAAAACTGAAAATTAAAACAAGAAAATTTAACAATTAAAAATTAAACAATTATGAGTTTATCTCCACAATTTGGTAGTATTGTACCAAGTCCAACTCAAACTCCATCACCTTCTGCTTATTTAGCATTTAACGGTGGAGCAAATGACTTTGCACAACAATATTTACCAGAAATTTACGAACAAGAAGTAGAGCGTTATGGAAACAGAACGTTATCTGGCTTTTTAAGAATGGTTGGCGCTGAAATGCCAATGACATCTGATCAAGTAATTTGGTCTGAACAAAATAGATTACATATATCTTACAATGGATGTACTGTAGCTGCAGGTGGTAATGCTGCTGCTGGATTAGCGTCAGTTGTTACAATTCCGGTTAATGCACCAAGTATAGTAAATGTTATATCTATAAATGATACTGTTGTACTTTTAGATCCTGCTACAGGAGCTGAAGGAAAAGGTATTGTTACAGCTAGAGCTGCTGGAAACGTAACAGTTCAGCCGTTTGCTAACGCAACATTTGATGCACAAGGAATCACTATTGGTACTGGAACAATTAAATTATTTGTTTACGGTTCTGATTATACTAAAGGAACAACTATTGGTGCAGGAGTAGGAAACTCTGCCGAAAGAGTATCTGTTGATCCTAATTTCACACAATTTTCTAACTCACCAGTGATCATAAGAGATCAGTACGTTGTTACTGGATCTGATATGGCTCAAATCGGTTGGGTTGAAGTTGCTACTGAAGATGGTGCTTCTGGATACCTTTGGTATTTAAAAGCTGAATCTGAAACAAGATTACGTTTCGAAGATTACTTAGAAATGGCAATGGTTGAAGGTGAATTAAACGCTAACGCTAACGGTGCTGCAGGAGCATATAGTAATGATATGTTACCAGGTACACAAGGTTTATTTGCTGCTATTAGAGACAGAGGAAATGTAGAAGTAGGATTTACTGCTGCTGCTGGACTTGATGAATTTGATGCAATACTTAAAAACCTAGATACTCAAGGAGCTATCGAAGAAAACATGTTATTCTTACAGAGACAAACATCTCTTGATTTTGACGATATGTTAGCTTCTATCTCTGGTGGTTTCGCTGGTGGTACTGCTTTCGGTTTATTTGAAAATTCAGAAGAAATGGCTTTAAATCTTGGATTCTCAGGATTTAGAAGAGGTTCTTATGATTTCTATAAAACTGACTGGAAATACTTAAACGATGCTTCTACAAGAGGTGCTATCGCTGGTATTAATTCAATCGAAGGTGTATTAGTTCCTGCTGGAACATCTACAGTTTATGATCAAATCTTAGGTACTAACATTAGAAGACCTTTCTTACACGTAAGATATAGAGCTTCTCAAGGTGACGACAGAAGAATGAAATCATGGTTAACTGGTGGTGCTGGAGGAGCAATGACTTCTACGCTTGATGCAATGCAAGTTAACTTCCTATCAGAAAGATGTTTAGTAACGCAAGCTGCTAACAACTTCGTTTTATTCCAAGGATTATAATAATCCAACAAGTGTAATTTTTACCCTCGTTATATCAACGGGGGTAATTATTACTTTTATAAACTATTTAATTATATTATATTATGGCTAAAAAAGCTCAAGCAGAAACTATTGAGGTTGCACCTCAGCCGGTAGCTACAAAAGTAGCACCACCAGCTAAACCAAGTTGGGAAATAAAAGATAGAATTTACTATTTAAAAGGAAACAAATCTCCTTTAACTTTAACAATACCAGGTAAGCATACAAGAAAACACGCTTTATTATATTTTGATGAAACATCAGGTAAGCAAAGAGAAATAAGATATGCTACTAATCAGGATTCACCATTAGTTGATGAGCAAAAAGGCGAATGTACTATGGGGCATATTATTTTTAAAGATGGATTTTTAAGAGTTCCTAAAAATATGCAAAACCTGCAAAAACTACTTTCATTATATCATCCGTTAAAAAACAAAATATACGAAGAGTATAGTGCTGTTGAAGAAGCTATAGATGAATTAGAAGATTTAGATTTACAGATTGACGCTATGAACGCTGCGCGCTCAATAGATATTGATCATGCTGAAGCTATATTAAGAGTAGAAAAAGGTTCTGAAGTAAATAGTATGAGTTCTAAAGAAATTAAAAGAGATTTATTATTATTTGCAAAAAACAATGCTTCTATGTTTATTAGCTTAGCTAATGACGAAAACGTACAGCTTAGAAACTTTGCAATAAAAGCTCGTGAAGCTGGAGTAATAAAATTATCTCAAGATCAAAGAACTTTTCATTGGGGATCAAACGATAGAAAGTTAATGAATGTTCCATTTGACGAAAACCCTTATTCAGCTTTTGCTGCGTTCTTAAAAACAGACGAAGGTGTAGAAATTTACAAATCTATAGATAAAAAGCTATAAAAACAAGTGATACTATATATAGGCGGTTACGGCCGCCTTTTTAGTATATTAAAATAAATATAAATGGTAAATATAAATACAGTATATACAACAGTCTTGTACATATTAAACAAAGAACAAAGAGGTTATGTAACTCCAGCGGAGTTTAATAGCTTAGCTGCTTTAGTTCAAGATGAGATTTTTCAATCATATTTTCCAGATGGTAACCAACTAAACAGGTTTAATCAAAATAATCAACAAAATGATACAGAGTTTTTTAACATGTTTAAAGACTCTGCTTATAAATTATATCCTTTTGAA